ATAGCATTCTTCGCCATGATCTTCGAGCCATTTTGCACCTATACCAGGACGATTAGAAGCAACCATGAATTCAGGAATGCGACCTTTATAGTGAGAAGGAGCGTCTTTACCTGTCTGTTTTTTAACTATATAGCGAGCGACATAGGCAGCAGAATCAAAGCTAAACTCACCAATAAGATGCATACCGTATTTCCATACTTTGGCAAAACGAGAAGAAGTATAAGTATTATAACCATCTGTACGGAACCGAAAAATTTTGTCATCAAAATCAATATTAAACAAAATGTAATGATAATGAGGGCGACCATGAAGTTCACCATATTCACCACAGCCAAGAAAGCGAATACCACTGCCATACTCACGACGAAGATTTTTCATGAAAATCTGATGAAATTTCTTGCTTAAGCTTTTATCACGTGGCAAATGATAATCATCGAAAGTGCAAGTAACGAAATAAGCAGAAGACGAAGAACGGGCTTCGTGAACAGCACGGACAGCCCACTGTCTACTATTTTCGAGACGACAACCGATGCATTGTTTACAAGAACAACGAATGAAACGGCTATCGCCAGCAAGCTCAGGGTGAGAGGCAAGGCTACCGTAAAAACTATAATGTTGTTTTCCATTTTTAGTAATCGCTCCTTCAACTGGGTACATAAGAATAGGATTATAACAAACCATATTAATCACCTGTACCGATTGTATCAGGATTAAGTCAGAATGTCAAATCCTAAATCCACCTCGTCCTACTCTTTTAAAATTTCTGCGACGAGATTTGGAGGTACGCCGGAAAAGACGACGAGAACCTCGCTTAGATAAGCGACGACGTCTCATTTAGCATCCCTCCAAGAACCGAAAAAACGGCTAGTTTTTTTAGAATCATTCTTATTAACAACTGGGTCAACAAGTTGCGCAACATCGGCTTGAAAGTCCGAAGCAACTTTTTTAGCAGTAACAGTGTTCGAAGAAGCTTTACCTTTCAGAGCTTCGATTAGATCCACAACTTCCTGAATAAAGGGTACAACGACAGAAACGATAAAAGTAAGAATCATGGTAGTTTTGTTTGACATAATAATTATCTCCTTCCGAAATAACGACCTCCGAGGAAGCTTATAAGATTTTTAAAAGCAGAACCAACGCCAGTAGCAACAGATCTGGGAGCGCCTGTAAGACCTTCAAGATTCTTATAGAAATCACGTTCCATACCTGCCATTTCAGTTTGAATATTATCAAAAGCGGCGGCAGAATTAGAACGGTTAGCAGAGGCAATATTGCTTAAGATACCAGACTCAAGATAAGAACCTTGAAGATGCATATTCTCAAGTTCTAAACTCATCTTTTCAAGCTCATAGCTAAGACGCTTCTCGTAAGTCTGCTCACGTAAATTCAAGTCATTTGCAAGTATACCATTCTGGAGAACTGTTCCATGGGTACTCTGACGCACAGAATCGGCTTCTGCGACGTTTTTTTCAATTTGAGATACTGCAAGATTCTCGGCGTTCTTAGCCTGCCTTTCAGCGGCACTAGCGGCTTTGGCAGAGTTCATGGTAGAACCTATATCACTCATACCTACAGAAGCGGCTGAAGCTCCAGATATAGAACCGCCTATACCATTAGTTGCGGCAAGAATAGGATTAAGACCAGCCTTGCGCATATCTTCTACGGCCCATTGATAACGATGTTTATAGTTTTCAACGTTCCACGCGTTAGCCTGTGCGGCATTAGCAGAGTTGTAATGATTCTGAACTGCAGATCCTAAAACAGAGCCAGCAACACTGCCTAAAGTATTAGAAAGCCATGACACAATATCAACTCCTTAGAAATGGTCAACAAGACCAGGTGTGCCGAACATAGGCATAGGACGAACTGTAGTATAACGGAAACCTACATCAAGTAGAAACTCAGGCTCATCCTGAACAGCAATAATACGACTAATAGGAGGATTTTCAACTATGAACTCCTCATTAAGGGTAGGAGCGTTTTTGAAAAACTGAGAAAGATGCCAAACATCAAGGTTGCCATCAGCGACAGAACTACGGAATTTACCTGTAATCTGCGAAGGCTTATAACGATATTCGGAATAGCGTTCCTGATAACCGAAAACGGTAGTATCAGCCGAGGTACCTTGAGCATAAATCTCACGAAGTTCAATGGCCTGCTCGCCGAGATTGGCAAAGGTAGGCCAGTAAAAATCATAGACCGTAGAACGAAGCCACATCTTGTTGATACCTTGCTGATAAGTAAGGTCGGCACGAGCACATACAAAACCAAATATATAGCCATGTTCAACAAAAGACTTAGTAAAACCGTGAAACTTAGCCGCAGTAACGCCATAAGCAGAAAGATTACCTTGAGGAGAGGTGTTGTCGGTCGCAGAAGTCTGAGCTATTGGATTGACATTTATCATTTTAGTGAAACTACCAAGAAATTCAGGGCGCTGAAGACGGGCGTCAGGAGAAACTACGCCGAAGAAAGAGCGAAGCACTTCTGTGTACCGACTACCACCACGAGCAAGGCGCTCATAAAACTTCTGCATTTGAAAAGCTGTACGTAAGCTATTAATAGTAAAAACAGAGGACTCATCAAGGTTAGCATACAAACCAGACTGACTCAAGCCGCCTACAGTAACATTTTCCGTAGGCCAAGAAGTAATTTCGGGATACCCCGAAATACGACCAACTTTACCTGCAACAGCAAGCGCTTGAAGATTATGATCACTGTCCTCTGCAGTAACAGTACCAGTCTGAAAACCGCTAATACTGAAATTACCTTGAACAGGAGCAGTACCAGCAAGACCTATAGAAACGCCGGGTCCTTTCTGCGTCCACGGAAGGGCAGACGTAAAGTAATCATGACGCTTACCACGGGGAGGGCAAGCATAGCCGGGATAAGCACTAGTAGCAGGAGAATTGAGAACCCAAGAAGGCTGCTCAGAAATTCGGGAGGAATCTAAAACCTCATTGGCATCGCCTTTCTGAATTTTGACAGATTTCTGGAGGTTTTCATCTCTAAACCATTCGTTCCAAATAAGATAAACGCCGCGAAAAGGCAGAGAATTAATACCTGATATGTTCTCGGTAGTATTAATAGGCAGTCCAAAGTAATCCCAGAGACTGCCAACAAGAGAATTTACAACTTTAGAAGAAGCAGAAATAGTAGGAATGACATAATCAGTACTATCATCAGGGTCTTCCTGCTCAAAACAGAAATTCTGCCAATGTTCCCAAACGAGACGATTTGGGACAAAAAAGAAAAACCAGTCAAAATAAATATTATCCATGATAGGCTTAACAGGAGTAGCCAAACGAGCGAAGTAATTAACAGACATACGGGTAGTATCGCCAGGCAAAACCTCGTCAACAAATACAGGTATAAGCTTACCTGAATTAAACGTTGTCTTATAAACATGCGAACGGTCGAATTTACTCCTTTTCATGTACATTGCAGGAGCATCGCTAAAGCGATGTCCTCGAACTCTTATTTTTTTTCGAGCCAAAATTTCACCTTCTTTGGAGTGTAAACCTAATAATTAACCTAAAGAAAATTATTATTAGGTTTTAGATTATTTTTGCGTCACCTACGCCAGTTACATCAAGTAAGTAACTGGCTTCGGTGACGCCTATTTTTGTGTTTCTTTATTATTTTGTTCTAAAGTGTTACTTTTTTCTTGTGTTTGTTCACTACTTACGGATTGTTGTGGTTCGTAGGAAGTATCTCTGCTACCATACAAGCCTTGTTGTTGGAGATATTCGAGCGTTACAGGATCGTTCAATTGGTTGATAAAATTCATAGGATCGTGACCGAATTTTGCTCGAACGTATGCGGGTAAGCTATAGAATTCTTCTCGTACTCCAGAAACAAGTTCGAGGGCGGTACTGTAGTCGCCGGGAAGCGTTGCATCTCCAAACTGCAGGTAAGCGTATTGCGAACTATCGCCGAGATCAAGAGTCATGATACCTTTCTGACCATCTGCATACTTATTTACGATGTAGTTGATATCAGTCTCGTCTTTCTCGTCCTGTACGGTTAAAGACGGCATAGTAAATTCAATGCCGCAATGATCATGTTCTTCTACGGGATCATAAGCTGTCTTAAATTTCATAGTTTCACCTCCTTTCGCAGGCGCCTAGACGCGGCGGGCGTAGCGCACAAAAAAAGGGCGATCTCCATGAGATCGTCCTTTTTTCTGATACGCTCTTTATTAGATTATCACTTAGTAGAGTCATTGTCAACAATCTGCACATATTCTATGGCGCGACCAACCATGACAGGAATGTGGGACTCGTCACAATTCTCAACGTAATAGCGACCGTCGCTGTCACCAAGATTGCCAACATAATAAAGAGAAAAGTCTTCAGGATACTTTTTAATAAGCATTTTATCATCATTAACTATACCTTCAAAAGCTCGAAGAGCGAGCATATCATTGTGATAAACCTGCGGAGGACTGAACTGTTCAGCCTTGGAATCATAAATGGAATAAAGTCTCAGCGGAACCATCTCCTTTTCTAAATGCAACTAAATACCTGCGAATCATAAGATAAAGCGTAGCTGATATAACAAAATAGTCATTATCAAGGCGAATAACCCTAGAACCATCAGGCTTAAGACGGTAAGCGGCATATTTACTACCACGAAAAGAGTAGTCAAAAGAAATATTACGATAACGACAGAATTTTTTAACAGCTTCAAATTCACTAATAAGCATCACCTCGTTTCTGACTTAATGATAACACAATCATAATACCTTGTCAAGCTTTCTGCCAAGAAAATGCTTGTACTTACCTTCTTGAACGCGACAACGATTAATCAAACGTTCAAAAGTATTGTTCTCCAGGTTATGAAGCATCTTCTCAATACGGTTATTACGAATAAACTCCATCCAGTGAGGATGCGTTTCATCAAATTTCTTATCATAATAACGAGGAGGACGCATCTTCTTACCGTTAATAACAATATAATCATTGGCATAGCATTCTTCGCCATGATCTTCGAGCCATTTTGCACCTATACCAGGACGATTAGAAGCAACCATGAATTCAGGAATGCGACCT